TTGTGCAGAACAAGATGATTCTTACATGGACCCAGAACAAACATTTAATAATCTTGAAAGGGGAATTGCATGATAGAAGATACACCAGTACATCCTTGGCATAAGCTAAGAAATACTGATTACAAAAAAGCAGTAGAAAAGAAAGGTAAGTTTGATTACTTGTCTTGGGCTATATGTTTAGATAAAGCTAAACAAATTGATCCCAACATTAATTACAAATTAGTAGAAATAATAGATTGTGGACAAAGTAAAATAGTTCATGTTGAATTAGCTTATACTAATCCTGATATAGTAGAAAATTATGATATTTCAGAAGATTATTATAGACTATATCATCATGAGTATCTAGCTGTAAGAGGTTATCGTAATGAAGCAATAGCAAATCCAGATGCAGCACAAGTAGAAAATACATTTAGACGTTGTGTAGCTAAAGCAATTAGTATGTGCTTTGGATTTGGTATTGAACTATGGATTAACGAAGACATAAAAGACTTAGACTATATGCCAGAAAATATAAATGGTAATACACCAATCAAAGGTGGCATGACAGTTAGTCAGTCTGTTAAACTAGATAGATTAAGTAGGAGTAATTTCTTATCTAAAGCTGAGCAAGATAGAGTAACTCAACTAAAGAATAAATTTGATTTATCAGAGGTTGAAGTTGATAAGAAAATAGCTGCTATTCAATCTACTATTGATTTAAATAAACTAAAGAAGAAAGGTAAATAATGGGTTTAAGTACAAGTTTTAAATCAGAACCTAAAAAATCTTCAGACTTTATGTCTGGAGTATTTGTTAATGAATGTACTATTGTATCAGTAAAACCTGTATACGGTGGTAAAGAATGGCAAAACGAAAAATACAAAGATGATGTAGGTCTTGACATTACAATAGATATAGGTAAATCATTTCAACCTGTATTCTATGTAGGTGGTAGACTAAAACGTGATGAGTTTGGTGAGGTCAAAGACCTAGGAACTGTACGTAGAATTGCAACATTCTTTGATGCAATTGACGTTGATGCTAAACTAACTGATGAACATAAAATAGAAGAAGATGTTTTACCTGATTGTGTAGGGCAAATGTTTAATAGATTGTCCTATGTGTCTGGTACAAAACAAGATGGTAAAGTTAGATATAGTGATTTCCAAGAGGTAGTTTCTGCTAATACACCAAGTATTACATTAATAGAAACCTTCAAGAAACACGTTAACAATGGTTGGTTAAAGAACTATAAACCTGAACTTATGGATAATAGTTCTGATACTAACGATATTCCAGGAGGATGGTAATGGTTACTGTTGAAAAAAAGTTAATAAATTATCTTCTAAAAGTAACAAAGTCTGGACAAGCTTATATTACTAGTAGTGAAATAGAAAATTCAATTCCAAATTGGGTATTTCATAATTATGGAGATACTCATATGGGTTCTACGTTTGGAAGAGCTTGGAGAAAGCTTAGGGAAAAACATAATATAAATATAGAAGGTACTATGAAATTACATGATTTTGCACCAAGCTTAAATATACATGTCAAGCTAGATAATAAACCAAATAGCAGGGAATATAGATGGAAGATACAGCGTTAGTAGAAATAGCTATAGGAGGCGTTGCCCATAGAGGCAACGTCATTCCCTATAATCAATTACCTATTTATGTTGCTAATAAACATAAAACAACATTCAAAAAAGGTACAGAGTTTTATCGTTCATTATTTGTATATGATAATACATTTAATGGTAAGATAAAAGAATATACAGGTACATTTGACATAGATGAAATAGTACTTGATGTAGATTGTAAAATTGGAGAACTATCTTTAGAACATGTAAAAGAAATTGTTAACTTTTTAGTAAAAGAATTAGATGACAATTTTGATATATGGTTCTCAGGTACTGGATTTCATATGCATTTACCAGACTTATTCCATATAGGTAAGCATATAGATTTACCAAATATAATGAGATTAAGTATAGATAAAGCTGTAGGTAAGTTTGGTGTAGATAATATTTATGATAGAGCTAGATTAATTAGAACTAAATATTCATACAATATTAAAAATCATACTTACAAAATACCAGTATCAATAGATATGTTAGATGAATTTACATACAATGATTTTATAGAACATGCACAAAATCCAAATGTATATATAGCACAACGTGATCCCCAAAAATTAATACAACCTAGAACATCTGATGAACCTTTATGGGAAAGATTTATTGTAATGGGTAAATCTAATCAAATATCTACAAGTAAACCAAAAGATAATACTAAGTCAGAGTTTACAGCACATGTAACTTGTGTACAAAAGATGTTTGCACAAGGACCAATAGAAGGTAAACGTCATCAAACTATATTACGTATGGCATCTGCATGGAAACGTAGTGGCATACCAAGAGAAGGTACTGAAAGTCTTATACATAAATGGTCGCCATCATTTGACACATTAGAAACAAAGTCTATGTTAGATACAATATATGGATGGGAACATGATGGATATGGATGTCAAGATTCTATAATGGATTCATTCTGTGATAGTAAATGTAAATTTTACAAACATAAAGACTATGGTGTAGAAATATTTAATGCAGATACTATGACACAACAGTTTCAAGAATTTGTAGAATCTGAAGATGATAGTAATAGTTTTGATTTAAATAATTTCTATAATATTGGTAGCAGTTATAAGTTTACAATAGGTGAGCTTATAACAATGATTGGTGATACCAAACTTGGTAAAACAGCTTTTATACAAAACCTTGTAGTAAGAGCTAACCAATTTAAATGTTTGTATCTATCATTAGAGGTAAATCAATTGCTAATGTGGAGAAGATTTAATCAAATTGCATTTAATATGAATAAACAAGATGTTATTGATAAGTATAAAAGCAATGATAAAGAGTTCTTTAAAGAAGCAAATGATAAACTTGGACATATAAAACTAATGACTGTATCACCAGAGCTCAATAATATTATAGATGTAATATCTAATTTACAACCAAAGATACTTGTAATAGATACTATTGATGAGATACGTGTTGATTATTCAAATGATTCACTTGTTAAAATGCAACGAATAGTTAGTAAGCTTAAAGAAATTGCTCAAAAATATGAGATAATGATATTTGTTGTAAGTCATATTAGTAAGAGTGCAGCATTTGAAGGTAATCTAAATAGACATAGTGCTAAAGGTGATTCATCAATAGAACAAAAATCAGATAAACTACTAGGCATATATGCACCAGACCCTAATGGTAAAGCTAGAGTTGTAGAAAGTATTGTTGCAAGAGATGAATCTAGTTTTAAATTAAAGTGTTATTTTAATCATGAAACATTTAGATTTAAACAAGCAATATAGATTGGAGTAAGCATGACAAAGTTTGAGATAATAGATGAGTTTGATAATATAGTAGAAGAAGCAATAGGAGATAGAATAAATCCTGATTATTATACTGATGGTATAGAAACTACTAAATATGTATTAAGCCATAAGCTAGGCTTTTGTGAAGGTAATATAATTAAATATTTAACTAGATATAAACAAAAGAATGGCTTAGAAGATTTGTTAAAAGCTCAAAAATATCTCAGACTTTTAATTGCTGATGTAATTAAAAAAGTAAATACAGGAAGATAAATGGATATAAAATTATTAGGATTTCCTATTTTTACATACATTGTTATCAATGAAAATGAAATTTCAGGATTTAAAATAAAATTAATAAAATTATTAAGTTTTACAGCAACACTAGGTGAAGCTAAAGGAGATCACTTGATGTTTGCATTTGGTATATACAAACTTGATGTAATTATAGGCACAAGCCTTTGGAGGTAATATGAGTTATACAATAAGAGTAACTAAAGTTAAAAAAATGTTTAACCAAGAAAAGGTACAAATAACAACAGATGTACTTAATATGATTGACCAAAAAATAGCTTTTAAATTAAGACTAATGGTTAAGAAATGTAAAGACCATAATATAAAAAGACTTAATGAAGAAGTTTATCCTTATGTAGAAAGAATGTTATGAGCCACCCTAGTAAAGTAAAAGGTAATAGAGTTGAACGTGAGGTAG